CTACAACAACCAAATCAATAAGAAAAAACATATTTCCGAAGTCATTGCCGAATTAAGAAAAATGGTAAGACACGCAGGTGATATGGGTGTATTGGGTCCGATTATAAAAGACTTAATAGACACTTCTGTTCGTAACGATGACCAATTGGTTAAGTTAGCAACTATCGCACAAAGAATTATAGCATCAAATCAAAAATCAGAGGGAGAAACTGGATTCCTTACTGATGCAGAAAGAGAACAATTACTTTCAGAGATTGAACAAGTTCAGGATGATATAGAAAGAATGGATGATATGCAGAATGAAATTGAAGAAGTAAAACAAAAATTAGAAAAGTAATATAACTATGGGATTGGAATCGGGTAGAGTTAGTGTTACTAATAGATTATCAAATAATATAGTTAGTAAACCAAAAGCAAATCAAGGGGTGGTTTATCGTGTTATATTAGAAGAAACCGATGAAGTACTTAGGTCTAAACACATACAAGGAACTTACGCGATAGGAGCAATACAGTTTAGACTACTAAGTGATAAAATAACACCCGATGAACTACTTCCACTTGCGTTTCCTGTAAATAAAAATATTAACACAATTCCTACGAGGAATGAGATGGTTTTTATTTATGAGAATGATGGTGATTATTATTATACAAGACTTTCTGATGAAGCAACCCCACTTGTAAATGCTCAACCAAATTTAATTAGTACAAAATTCCCATCGGATAATAAAACAACATCGGGAAATGCAAAGACTTATAGTAATGTTCAAAAAACAGGAATACCAAGGTCATCTGGAACAAATTCTCAAAGTTCATATGATGGTTATGGTGACTATTTTGAAATTTTACCAAAAGGTAGTATAATACATAAATTAAAATTATACGAGGGTGATACTTTATTAGAAAGTAGATTTGGCCAATCAATTAGATTTAGTGGATATAATAATTCTGAAAATAAATTTTCACCAACAATCATAATAAGAAATGGAGAAAATTCAGAATCATTAAAAAAGACAGTATCAAGTTCAACCGAAGAGGATATTAATACAGATGGAAGTATTATTGTAATGGGTAGTGGCGAAAAAAAATTAAATTATACATTACCAACCACCAACAAATATGAATCATTCTATGATTACCCATCCGAATTAAAAGGAAATCAAATATTATTAAATTCAGATAGAATTATTCTTTCAGCAAAAACAGAAGATATGATAATTGTTGGTAAGAAAAATATAGGTATGATAACTGATGGGAAACTTTCATTAGATGCAACGCAGGGAATTAATATTACAACTGATAATCACATATTTATTGATACAAAAAACACAACACTTAATATTGATACTGGTAACGGTAAGTTAAATTTAGGAACAGGCGATGGATTAGATTACGCCTTAAAAGGAAATGTTCTTTTAGATATACTAAGAGAATTTATGGAAATTGTAGGTCAACAAATATTTCAAACTCCTTCCGGAGCAACCGCGGTTGGTCCAACTAACAGTCCAAGGTTAAATAAATTAATTACAGAATTAAATAACGCACTAAGTAAAACGATACAACTAAAATAATGGCAAGTATAAAGGACATAAAAAATTTAGGTGGTGGAATAAAAGACACACTTGGTTCTGCTAAAAATGTGGTTGGTGATGTTTCTGATGTGACTGGAAAGGTTGGAGATGTAGTAGGTTCAGTACCAACAGAATTACCTGAAGTACCTAAATTACCTAAAATAGAAAAACCTAAGTTACCTAAGTTACCCAAAATACCTTTACCAAGTTTTCCTAAAAGAAAAAAACAAGAAGTGGAACAACCACCTGAAAATCCTAAAAAGAAAAAGGGGTTACCAAAACCACCTACTCTACCAAACTTACCACCAATACCTGAAGTACCATCGGTTCCTGATATTCCAGATTTACCGGAGTTACCTCAAGTACCTAATGTGGATTTACCAAACATTCCTAATCCAACCAATTTAATTTAATTAAAAATGTCTTGGTCTTTATTCAAAACAAATATATTAAGAAAGACAAACCCAGTTAATAACCCAAATTTGGATATAAATCAAGTTGCAACTATTTGGGCAGAAGAATATGATGCGTGTGTAAAAAGAGGAAAGGATTTTATTAATTTAGAATCAATACAAACTGGTAATGTGGAAATAATGAAAAATCTTTTTAGAGCAGCACTATCAAAAGGATTAACAACTCCACCTGGTACACCATTCTCTTTAGTAAACGAATTTGGTAATGGTGTAAAAGCATATTGGGCAGGTGCACAAATGAGACCATTTCCAATACCACTTATACCAGCACCTGGTTCAATTCAAAACATTCAAGTTAATTCAAATATAGTAACAAATCCTGGTGTGTGGCCATTATATCCACCAATAAACCCCACGTCAAAACAAATTATAATGGTAAATATGTTTGTTCTCGCAGCAGTAGTTCATTTATTTTCAGTAAGTGGAATTATACAAACAACATCACTATACCCATCAGCACCAACACCAGTTCCTGCACCCGGTGTTATAGTTTGGACAGGATATCTTATACCACCAATTATAACAATACCAAATATTAACTTTCCATCTGCAGATGGTTTGGAACCACCGGTAGTTGAAATTCCTGATGTGAATATAGTTGGTGAACTTAATCGACAGACAAATACACCTACTGAATACGAGGTAAGTGATTTGTTAACAAATACACCCACCGAATCTGGGGTAAGTGATTTATTAGATGGAGATACCTCATTACTAAATGTAATAAATGTATCTCTACCAGATGATACTTCTGAAGCATTTAATGTAGACCAATATATTAAAGACTTTAGAAAACAATTAATCGCACAACAAGTACATTGTGATTAAAAACGAAAAAACCTAAAACAAATATTTATATAGAAAGGAAAACATTTTAACAATGGATACTGACAAATTAGTAAAAGCAATACAGATTATAGTAAAGGAAGAAATCAAAGTACTTCTTCCTAAATTGGTAAAGGAAGGTGTTAAGAAAGAAATGGCAAAGTTGTTGAAAGAAAATAAACAACTTAAAGAAGTTATTTCAAAACCAAAACAACCAACCTTTATGGATGAATCGGTTTCAGAAGAACCTATTCAAGTACAAAAGAAGTTTAGTAACAATCCCGCATTAAATGAAGTTTTACAACAAACTCAACCATTTAGTGCAGAACAAAGACAATCAACTGGTGAAGATTACAGAACTATGTCTTTCACTTCAAATGATACACATACATTAGGTGCATCAAATATAGCACAACAAATGGGTTACGGCGATATGTCACCAAAACAAGGGTTAGGTGTTCAAACTGGAAACGCTGGATTGGATAAAGCACTAAACAGAGATTACAGTGGTTTGATGAAAGCAATCAACAAAAAGAAAGGTCCTTTTAGACCAGGAATGTAATAAATTATGGCAATAGAGTTAGGTTCAAAGATAGTTAAAGATACCAAAGAATATAGTAATTATGCTATCGGTATATCACTACCAATTCAGATTGGAAAAACTGCTTTTGAGCAAACCTTTACAACATTTGAACAGGTTAAATCAAATATTAAAAATCTTCTACTTACTAAAAGAGGGGAACGAGTTATGCAACCTGAGTTTGGAAGTGGACTTCAAGAATTATTATTTGAACAAAATGTAGATGACTTAGAAGGTAGAATACAGACAACAATAGAAGATAGTATTTCTCAATGGTTACCATTTGTTAATATAGATGAAATAGATATTGAACAAACAAATGAACTACGAGATAATAATAGAGTAAATGTTTCGATAAAATTTAGAGTAGGAAACTCGGTAGACTTGAATGAAGTAACATTCACTGCACAAGGGTAATAATTATGGCAATTACAAAATCAACAAAAAACTTTAAGAATAGGGGTAAGGATATTAAATACCTTAATAAAGATTTTGCTCAATTTAGAGGAAATCTAATTGAGTTTGCTAAAACTTATTTCCCACAAACTTATTCTGACTTTAATGAGTCATCACCTGGTATGATGTTTATTGAAATGGCATCTTATATTGGTGATTCACTTTCTTATTATATTGATGATACCTTAAAGGAATCATTGATGGTTCATGCAGAAGATATTGAAAATGTAATCTCACTTTCACAATATTTGGGATACAAACCAAAAGTAACATCCCCATCAGTAACAACCCTTTCAGTTTATCAATTGGTTCCTTCAATTGGAACTGGTGTTAATAACACTTTTGATGAAACTTATTTACTAAAAATAAAAGAGGGAATGCAAGTTAGGGATGATGATGAAAACAATTTTATAACCCAAGATGTTGTTGATTTTTCAGACCCAAGTGATAGAGAAATAACTATCTATTCAACTGACAATTCAACCGGTGAAGTTACATTTTATTTGGTTAAGAAAAAGGTAGAAGCAATATCCGCTGAAATTAAAACAGCAGAATTTTCATTTGGAGCATATTCTCCATTTAGAACTATTGAAATACAAGATACAAATGTAATAGATATTTATGATGTAAGAGACTCAAATGGAAACAAGTGGTACGAAGTTCCTTATCTTGGACAAGAAATGGTATTTACTGACTACCCAAATACTGAAAATAATGACCCAGACTTATATCAGTTCAAATCAACTGTACCTTATGTGTTAACTACATTAAAAACACCAAAGAGATTTGTTAAAAAAGTAAATGGTGATAGTACAACAACTATACAATTTGGTTCAGGTGACCCATCGGCAAGTGATGAAACACTAATACCAACTCTAAAGAATGTTGGTTTGGGGTTACCTAATTCTATTTCTAAGTTGGAAGAATCGTTTGACGCAACTAACTTCTTAAAAACAAAAACATATGGAACATCTCCATCTAACACAACAATTACTGTAAAGTATTTAGTTGGTGGTGGTGTGGAGTCTAATGTTAAAAAGGGAGTACTAACAAATATTTCAGGAATCGAATTTGAAGAAGATACACAATTATTCACACCAACTCAGTTGTCTATTTATAATAGTGCAAAAACATCGATAGCAGTTGATAACGAAATTCCTGCAAGTGGTGGTAGAGATGGAGAAACTATTGAAGAAATTAGACAAAACGCATTAGCAAACTTTGGTTCACAAAATAGAGCAGTTACTGCTAAAGATTATCAAGTTAGAACATTATCAATGCCTGTGAAGTATGGTTCAATCGCAAAGGCATTCGCAACATCGGATGGTAGTTTAGATAACAATTCACCATCATCAATTCTTGCTTCACCAAAAGCATTAAATGAGTTTACTGATTTGGTACAATCATTTGTAGACAAACCAGATGATGAAGAACCAAATAGAGAAACTATACAAGAAGAAATTAGACAATTCTTAGTTGGTAAGACTTCTAACAATAATGAAAAGAATAATCCATTCGCAGTAAATCTTTATTTACTTGGATATGATAATTCAAAAAGATTAACAACTCTTAATAGAGCAGTAAAAGAAAATCTAAAAACATATCTAAACGAATATAAGATACTAACAGATGGGATTAATATTTTAGATGGTTTTATTATCAATGTTGGACTTGAATTCGAAATTATAACTTATAAAGATTATAATAAGAGTGAAGTCTTATCTGATTGTATTTCGGAACTAAAAGGTTATTTTCAAATCGATGATTGGACTTTTAATAATACTATTAATATTTCGGAATTAGAACTCGTAATTGCAAATGTAGAAGGAGTTAGTTCGGTTCCAAAATTAAAAGTTGTAAATAAGTGTGGTGGACAATACTCACCAAACTCATATAATATAGAAGCAGCAACTAAAGATAAGATTATTTATCCTTCATTAGACCCATCGGTTTTTGAAGTTAAATTTCCAGATGTGGATATTAAAGGGAGAGCAAGATAATGGCATACTATTTCCTTACAGCATCAAAAGATGCATCGGTATACTTACAACAACCTAATCAAAACTGTGGTTTAGATGAGGTATTAGAAGTTAGTAAGATTTATTATGGTAATGTAAAGGATGTATCAAGAGCACTCCTTAAATTCGATACAGTTCCCTTATCAGAAAGTATTGCTAATGGAGAAGTAACAATGTCTGAAGCAACTCTTATTCTAAAAGAAACTGAATCAGAAGAACTACCATTAGAGTTTACATTAGAAGCATATCCAATTTCACAGAGTTGGGAAATGGGTAATGGTACTCGATTTGATGATATAACTACAAGTGGTGTAACATGGAATAATAGAGAAGGTGATTCAACTCTAAGATGGTTACCGAATAATACATTTGAAGAAAACTCAACGGGTTCGTATGAAGGCAAGGGTGGAACTTTTTATTCAAATGTATACTCAACACAAAACTTTGAATACAAGACTAACGATGTCTATATGGATATAAAAGACATAATGGATGATTGGGTTGGTGGTGTTATTCCAAACGATGGTATTATATTAAAATTACCATTTGATAAAGAAGGTGATACAAATGACTATGGTATCATCAGAGTATTCAGTAAAGAAACAAATACAATACATCAACCAAAAATTAGAGTAGGTTGGGATGATTCAAACTTTTCAACAGGTTCTCTTTCAGTATTAACAAGTGAAGAATTAAAGGTTGGAATTAAAAATTTCAAAAAAGAATACAAGGTAAATACAACTCCAAGAATAAGAGTGGTGGGTCGAGAATTATATCCAATTAAAACATTTAGTTCAACAGCACAATATACCTTGAGTAACGCATTACCAGAAACAACATATTACCAAATATCAGATTATCATAGTGAAGATGTACTTGTTCCATTTAGTGATTACACTAAAATAAGTTGTGACTCTAATGGAAATTATTTTAATTTGAATCTTAGTAATTGGGAAGTAAATAGAGTATATAAAATTGAGTTTAAGGTTGTTGTTAGTGGTGTGTCTCACTATTTTGATGATGACTATACTTTTAAGATTGTAAGTTAGTATGAAAAACACCGGTCTAAAAAATGAAACCTTTGTAGGTGATATTTTGAAAAGTGGTTCTTTGGTTATTACCGAAAAGAACTCTGCTGGTGTACGTTTGTTTAGGGAATCTGATTCTCGTGATGGTGTTATTAGTGGAAAACTTACAAGACCAAACTATGATACTGCGGAATTAAAAAAATCTATTGATACAACTATATTCGAGTTAATACCAAATAGACCACCAGAAGGACCAGATACGGTACTTCGTTCGGTTTATAATGTAGTAACACAATCGGTAAATGATTTAACATTAGAAGTTCAACGACTAAATACTCAAGTCAATGATTTATCTGCTAAAGTATCTGAATTGGAAATTGTTAGTGAAAGTTTGAGAATTGAAGTTGATAATGAAAAGTTAAAAGCAAATATCGCAGATGAACAAGCAACAATTGCGAATAGACAAATATCAACAACTACAATCGATTTACAAAACGCAGTACAAAACTCAATCAATGAGGCAGTACAACGAGTATCTCTAACAGCAAGAGTTGAAGCATTACAAGAATCGTTCAGAGTACAAAAAGAGTTAACCGAAGAAAGAGAAAAACAAAACGCAGCACAAAATGCATTAGAAGGATTAAATGGATTCTTCCAACAAACTGAAAATAGTGGATGGAAAATATCGGCAAATGATATTAAAGATGAGGGCAGAAAAGGTATTTACTTTAATGTTGAAAATTCTCGAGACTTTGAGTGGAAAAATGGTGAAAAGGGTGTTGCATTCTTTAACTTCTCAACGGAGGAGCAAACTTTTACAATATCGGAAGGTATTCCTTGGATTCAATTTCCAACATCTTTCAAAGTACCAGCAAGAACCGAACAAAGTGCAGGTGTAACAACGGTAACCTATAAAGTAAGTGAAGTTGGTAAAACATCTAAGAGAAAGAAAGTATTGGAAGGTACTGTTGTAATCAATACATCATCGGGTGATAAATTACAATTAAAAGCATATTATAGAAAAGAAGTTAAGAGAAAAGACAAGTGGGGAAGTAAAGGTACTGCTCAAGCATTTGTTGGTGAAGATAAAACAGGTGGATAATGGCAATTAAAACATTTAAGGAAATAATAGATAATCGAGGATATCGAATTAACTCAAAGGATAGGGAAATTTTTGAGAAAGGAACTCTACAATCATTTTTTGGGTTTTCTGATTCTGATATGATTGAATTTGTATTATATGATATAAATGACAACCAGTTACCACAGGGTTCGGAAGGTAAGTCAGTAAGATACATAAAACTATCTTCAGAAAATATCAGAGATTATATATTGATTCCTGAAGGAACATTGTTTCAAGCATTAGAATTTCCAAAAGAATATTTTATCGATGTTGAACGATTGATTAAAGAAGCAGGATATAATAATGGTATTTTCAAAACACAAATAACTTTATTAAATAAGAGAGTTGGTTACGATAACGAAAGTGAAAAACTTTGGATTAAAGAAATATCTCCATCAAGACTTGAAGTAAAGTTATTACCAATACAAAATGATACTTCTAAAAAAACAGATTTATTACAGAGATTTAAGATATTTGTAAATGGTAGTGGGTTTAGAGATGATGTATTACCATATATCAGTACATTTATAGAAACAATAAACCCATCTGAAATAGATTCGTTTATTAAAAAAACTTATGGAGAGAAATGGTATAACAAAATGATTAGTGAATTTGGGGTATCTGGATTCGATAGATTGATGACTACCATATACAATAAGTTTGCGGAAGCAATGAAGAACGAATTTTCAAATAGAGTTTCATCTATTAATGATGTAAATTTTGGAAAACCAAAAAAGGTAACACCTTCAATTTCCTATAACAAAAAAGATGTATTTAAGATTGCACAAAAAATATTAGTAGAATGTATTGAAAGATATTTACCTAAAAGAGCAATACAAACTCAAACACAAGTAGATGAAGTGTTTGATGAAAGTTTTGACAAGGTTGGAACGGTTATTCAAAGTATAACAATAGATGTTACAATCAATCCTAAAAAGACTGAAATAAATGTAACTAAGAAAAAGCAAGTATCTCCCGAAGAACTTTCTTTAGATGAGGAAATTAAAAAAGAAGTTCCAAAAGAATTACCAATTCCTGAATTCAAAAAACCAAATCCACTTAAAAGAAAAAAAAGAGGTGGGTTGTTTAGTAAATTCAAGTCAAAGAGTATATCAAGACAGAGTTTTTCGGATAGAAGTTTAAGAAATAGAATATTATAATGCCTGCACCAATAAAAGACATACAGTTTGACCAAATAGGAACACCTCAACAAGGTGATACCTTTGTTAATGATGGTTCATCGGGAGGTGGTGGAGGTGGAATACCTACTGGTGGTACTGGTGGTGGTGTAAGTACACCAACCCCCGTATCAAGCAATTTATTCATCTTTAACATCAGTTCAAACGAAACTTCATTTACAACTACGGTGAATGGTGAACCCGTTGGTGATAACAAACGAATTAGAATAACAAAAGAATCACTAACTAAAGAAAACAAAAAAATTGAAATAAAAAAGAATGGATTCTTTACAGGTGAGTATTATATTTTAGAATTAGTTAATGATGGTATTCCTTTAATAAAAAATACACTTATTGGTAATAAGTTACTTGGTATTGACACTAAAGATGTTGTACTAACAAAGTACAATAATGATGAAGTTGTAGGATTACCACAATCTATAAGAAGTAAAGTATCATCGGACTTGAGTTTCAAATTAGTGAAAACTGGAGGTGGAGATGTATACGAAGAACCTAATAGTTATCAGGTTAAGATAAATGTATCTGGTAAAGGTTCACCTGTAAGTGTTCTTAAAAATGGAAATAAATCCGCAGAGTTTTTTCCTGAAATAGGAAATAATACTTATGAGGATGTTGAAGGTACATCTTATAAAATTCGTTCATCGGATTTATCTTTATATAAGATTACAAGTATTGTACTAACTGCTAAAGATAATCAACCAAAAGAAATAATAGCAGATTCGGGTGAAAGTTTAGATATAGATTTAACTCTAAATAAAGAGTACACTGTCGATATTGTTACTGATGAAGTATTTCAAGGTGGTGGGGGATTAGACCCTCAAATATCTTTAGTAAAAACCGACCCGAGAAAATACAACATAAACAAAAAGACTGGTGTACCGATTATGATTAGAAAGAACGAAGATGTTCAAGTAATCACAATTGTAGTTGGTGAAGATGTGTTGGAGTTTGATAATTTAGATGATGCTGATGTGGTTGGTATAACAATACCACATGATGTGTTTAAGCAAATAGGTAAGTATAATATAAAACTATATCCATTTTCGTTTGATGATTATGAAAATCAAATAAGACCAGATGATGAACCCGAAGTTGTCAAACCAAAATCGGTTATACCTAAAGTTGAAATAAAAGAAGAAATTAAAATACCTAAAATTGAAATAAAGGATAAGTATAATCCGTACAAACTACCTGTTATATCTTTATCAGATAGAATAGGACCAGTTGGTATTATACCGGGCGAAAGTAGAGGAATACTAAATATATCTGAAAATCAATTTGATAATTTAAGTACGAATGATAGAATCAATCTTGGAAGTTCAAGAAGTCTTGGTGGTTCATTAGTTTTGGATGGTAGAATAAACGATAGACAAATAAACGAAAGATAATGGCAGAAGGATTATACAACATATCGGGTTTATTACCATTTGATAGTATGAGTCAAACGAGTAGTACTATAAGTGGACCAAATCTTACTCTAAATGATTTTGGTTCACCAACTGGTATTACAATAAAAAAACCTGTCAATCCTATAAACTTTCCAACAAAACCAAAAAATTTATTAGGATTAAAATCAAACAAACCAATAATATCTTTATCTGAAAGACCTCAACCAAAAACTTTAATTGAAAAGTTAGATGAGGGTATTTCTGATGTTGAAACAATAGATGTTGAGTCAAGAGCAATAAGTTTAGTAATTAATGTTGTTGATGAGGTAAGTGTTCCAATACCAGATGTTATTGAAATAACTTATCCTAAAGTAGTTAGAGGTGCAGACTTTGTGGGATATGATACTGATTTTTCAATTAAATGGAATTCAGTAAATGCCACATATGTAAAATTATTTATTGGTAATTCAACAGACTTTGTACGATTGTCTCCAAAAGGAACTCAATCATTTAATGTAAAAGAATTATTAGAAAAATATGGTTTAGAAACTTATGATGAGGGTGATAAGATAAAAATCCCACTAAGACTTAAACCTGTAAATGAAGAATATAGAGAAGCAGTAGAAGGACCGGTTGAGGAAATCCCAATTATATTTGATAAAGGTGATATTGATATTCCTCGTTCTGTTGCCCTAAATAGAATAGCAGAAGGATTCATTAGTCAGTTTGAAAGATGTGCATTTGATGACACAAACTTCTTAACTCACTTATTACATTTGGGTGATGGTGATAATAAAATTATTACAACTTGGAGAGGATTAAAAGAATCAACAGATTCGGGAGCAGACGCATCTTCTTTAATTCTTAAACTATACGAACCACTACCTATATCGGTTGGTACAAATGATAAAGTTTTTATATCAAAACTTCAAACAGACCCACTAATTGAAACAATTACTTTAGTTGGTGATGGTCAACATTATTGTTCACCATTACAAGGTCCTAACTTCACATTAGAACCAGATAATGGAATAGGATTCCAAGTATATGATGATTTATTAGGAAGTGGTTCGGCAACAACAACTTCATTATTACAAGAATATATCACAAGAAGTGATATTGATACGAGAAAACTTAATATAGAATATGCATCGGGTTCAACAACCGTACCTGTATATAACTTTGAAGAGTTTTCACACTTTGGTTCAGTAGAAGAAAGAATTAAAAACTTTTGGTATAAGGTTCAACTATTAGAAGGATATCAATCAAAATATAATTCCCTATCATCTACTACCGAAGTTGAGTTAGGATATATTCTTGCTGAGGGAGGTTCTTATGATGGATTTGTTATTGTAACAGAAGCATCAGAATCTATTAGTCAAGAAGCAGTATATCAAACTTCAGCAGGTACAATAGAAGCAGTAAAACAATTAGACAAGATAAATGAAGTAATTGGTTCATTTGATGGATTTGAGCATTGGTTATACACCGATACTGAATATAGTTCTTCTTTATCATATCCTAAGAGTGGAAACACTATTGTATCATCTACCGATTCTGAGGCAATAGCATGGTACAATTCTGCTATAAACAAATCCTCTCAATTTGATAAGAACAATGTACATTATCTAAACAACAACCTTCCCGAGTTTATAAAAGAAGATTATCAGAATCAAGACTTTATGTTGTTTATGGATATGATAGGACATCACTTTGATATTCTATGGGTACATATAAATGCATTAACAAAGGTTAAGAAATTAAATCAACACGCAACTCGTGGATTCGCAAATGACCTTGTTTATAATCTATTGGAATCATTGGGTTGGGATGGAAGAAAAGCATTCGATTCTCAATTCCTTTGGGAATATGCCTTTGGACAATATAAAGATGGTACTACAAAACATCAACAATCACTTAAATCGGCAAATGAAGAAGTTTGGAGAAGAATCCTTAACAACTTACCTTACTTACTAAAACATAAGGGTACATCTCGTTCTCTAAAAGCAGTAATGGCATCATATGGTATTCCACAATCACTCCTTACAATTATGGAGTTCGGTGGACCAACTGACCCAACTGATGGTGGTACTCAACCATTTACATTTGATGATAGAACAGCAGCAATAAACTTTACAAACCAGGGTGAATATATTTATGCGGATTGGCAGACTACCGATGGTACAAAACCAAATTCGGTAGAACTAACTGTTAATTTACAAAATCCTGGTGATTATAATTTAGTAAAGGTTGGTGGGTTTACACTAAATAGTGAAAATGGTCAAGATGAAAATTGGAGATTATCGGTAGAACAAACCGAAGGTTCGTTTGGTAAAGTTCATCTTTATGTTAGTGGTAGTGAAGTTAACGAATTATATTCTGCATCAACACCTCAATTCAAAATATTCAATGATGAATATACTCAGATTGTTGTAAATAGAACAGAATCTAATTCAACATCTTCTTTCCAAGTAATTGCTAAAGAAGCATTTGATGGTAGAATTAGAACTGATGTATCTTCAACTGAATTAGAAATAAGTGGAGAATCAAAGTGGGATAGTGGTAGTTTACTTTACTTAGGTTATGGAGTAACTGCATCAATGGATGAGTTTAGATTATGGAAAACCCCACTTGAAGATGGTGTAATTGAAATACATACATTACAACCAGATTCAATCGCAGGAAATAACCATACTGCATCATCTGAAGACCTTTGGGTAAGATTTGATTTTGAATATCCAAAAGATAGAACAAATGATAATAACTTATTAAATGTTGCTATTAGTCAAGAATACGCACTAACTTATGGTACTGCAGTAGGATTCCCATCTTCATCGGCATACCCATATCAGTACACTCCATACGAAAGAAGAATAACTGCTAAGGTTCCTTCTTTAGGATTTAATCAAGCAGATAAGATTAGATTTGAAACTCAAACATTAGTAACTGATTTATCTCATAAAGTTAGAGCAACTAAAAAATCATTAGATAACGCACCTGTTGATTCATCAAGATTAGGATTATTCTTCTCACCAATTAAAGAGTTGAATATGGATATTATCAAATCGTTTGGTAACTTTAATATTGATAATTACATTGGTGACCCATCGGATGAATATAAAGATGAATATAGAGAACTATCTAATTTAAGAGAATACTATTTTGAAAGATTAAATAGAGATATCTACGAATACATTAGATTGGTAAGATACATTGATAAATCTCTATTCGATGTATTGGAAGATTTAGTTCCTGTTAGAGCAAAAGTTTCTAAAGGTTTATTGATTGAACCTCACTACTTAGAAAGAAGTAAAACTAAGTGGAGTAAACCAACTTCTGAAAAAGGGGATTATGAAACCAATGTTGATATTGATGAGAATGTAAATCTAACAAGTGAAAACACACAGTATGAAGTAACATTAGATACGGAAGAAGAAGTTACTTTAACACATCAGTATGATAACTACGATGCTACTATTGACGCAGAAGAAGATGTAGTATTGGTATCTACAAACCCACAATATGAATCAGAAATAGATGTAGATGAAAATACAGAATTACTTGGTACATATCCAACATACAATGTATCAATTGATGCTGGTGTAGATGAACCTCGATTAGGAGCAACCATACAAGGATTTGAATTTGAGCAAATCGGTATGGAAAAGGATTCATTAGAAAACGCAGGATTTGGGTTATTCACATCATTACCAGCAACTGGTTCTGTTACTAAGTTAGATATATTCGGAAACTTATTCACAACTCGAGAACAAATATATTTGGTAAAAGAACAATATATTGAAAAGGTTGAGGTACAAACTCAAGGTTGGCCTGCAACAACAAATAATGAACAAGTAAAATATGAATTACAAGATGTTACAAAATATAGATACAAAGTAACAAGAATACCCGTTGGTAACACACCACCATCGGTGGGTAATGATATTGTAGAAGTTACACCATTAGAGGGTTACTTCCCAACACATTACCGATATAAAAATAATTTATCACAAGGATTGAAAAATTCATTCTTTAATGGTTCACAACAAACGGCAACAACAACCCCAGATGGGTTATCACCCGTTGAAACATTCACTACGAATCCAAACATTTTAAGAGTTGCGGATACTGGTAGAGGAAGTGGAGAGCCAATTCTTGAGGTAGATTAATTAAATTTCAAAATAGTTATATTTATTAGTACATAATATAAAAAAGGGCAAATTAAAAAAAATTATGGGATATTTAGACAACACATCAATTACAGTCGATGCCATCCTAACTAAAAAAGGTAGACAGAAGTTGGCATCGGGTCAGTCCCTTAACATTTCCAAATTCGCATTAGGAGATGATGAGATTGACTACACATTGTACGAACCAGCACACCCAAAGGGAAGTGCATATTATGATTCGGCAATTAAGGCGATTCCAATTCTGGAAGCAAGTCCTGATGAAACACAAGTATTAAGATACAAGTTAGTTACATTACCAAAAGGTACAACACAAATTCCAGTAGTAGCATTGGGTATTTCTTCAATCGGAGTTAACCAAGATGAAGGTCAAGTAGCACTTTCACCAACAACTTCACCACAAGGAAATACTGGTGCAGGATATACGGTTGTATTGGCAGACCAAAGAGCAGGAACATTAGCAGTAACTCAAGGAGCAACATCAACTGGTACAGTACCAGTTTTCTTAGGAGAAGAAATCACAACTACTGCACAAGTTGTTAGTGGTTTAGGATTTACATTTACTCCTAATCCTTCGTTAACTACGAATATTTCTACTACGATAACTGTGTATGGTAACGAAACGGGTGGTTCACAAACTATTCCTGTAACAGTAACTTATAGAAGTAACGTATAAAGGAGATAAGATATGGCAATTATAAACGACCCAAATATAACCGCACAACTACAAAGTTTAGCACAAGGCGGAACAATCGACAGTAATGATGTAGTAGCCCTTTTGAACGCAGCATTACCTGCAGGACAACAATTACAAGCAGGAGCAGGAGTAACTACCGGAATCTATAAAAGATTCGGTGAGTTTGATAAAGTAAATGCAAAAGTAGAAGTAGTAACAACTGGTCTTTGGACTGGTGACGCTGGTTCTTTAACTTCATTTTACACTTCATCAACTCAGGTAGGTAATAGTGGAAATTACTACTATAATGTATACTCAACTAATCCATTAACTGATTCATCAGCAGAAGCACAATTCGCAGTTGCTTATGGTCATGTAAATGGTAGTGGTTCTATATCATTATCAAATTCAGATGATGCGTTACTAGCAAGTAAAGCAACTTACGCACAATATAAATCAATTTTATTAGACCCAACTGATACTAAGTTCTCTTTTGAGAATGGAAGTGGAGTAGCAAATGATTCTAATGGTATCTATGCTATCAACTTAAATAGAGCAAGATATAGAGAAAAAATGGATGCAGGAAACTGGACATTAAAAGTATCTGGTTCTAATGGAGTATTTACTTTCATTGATGATAGTGGTAAAAAATTCGGAGATACATTAGGAAAAGCAGGTAGAGTATTCAAAGTTGTTTCTGGTTCATTAAACTTAGGAACTGAAAACGAAGCAACCATTAATACAACAACTGCTTCAAATAATGAAGGATATGGATTATTCTATCCTGATAGAGGTATTATCATCCTTAACCCAACAGCAATCGGTGATACTATCGGAGATGTTAAACCATGGGGTGGAGCATCACAATCAGTTAGTGGTTCATTATCTGTATCAGCAGAACAACAAAATCATAAGTTACTCGTTCAAGCAATTGAAAATGGTGCTGACTTTGAAGCAAGAAGAACTGAAAATGTATCAACGCAACATTTCTTTGTAAGAGCAACAAACAGAGAGTTTAACTATTCAAACAACCCAACATATGTAACTGGTTCTGGAACGTTTACTGAAACATCTTTCGAAACTGACCCTAAGACTTATATTACAACTGTTGGATTATACAATGACTCGAATGAATTGATTGCTGTTGCTAAAACATCACAACCAATTGAAAAGTCATTTGATAGAGAAGTTTTGATTAAAGTTAAACTTTCATTTTAACTTTAACTCTTAATCAATTATGGCAACAATAAAACTAAGAGATTATTTATTAGCTCTAAGTTCTAAAGGCACCGCTGCAGTAGATTCCGATAAATTAACAATATTGGATTCTGCTGACAGTAATGCTATAAAGACAATATTAAAATCTGACTTGGTAGATTTGGATTACCTTGTTAGTGAACTCCAAGATGATTTCTTAGACCAATTTGGTGAGGGAACCTTTAGTGGTTCTACTCAAGTAGACCACGATGCTACAACCAACTTTGTTGCCAATGAACACATAGACCACACATCAGTTTCAATTATAGCAGGAGATGGTTTAACTGGTGGTGGAGATATTTCTTCTGATAGAACAATCAACATTGTATCCGATAATAATGGTATTGTTGTAAACGCAGACCAAATAGAATTAGATACAGACTCATCTACATTTAGTGGTGGTGTTTTAACTAAAATGAATATAGAACAAGTTGTTTCTGGTTCATCTCAAATATCCGCAGACCAAACTGATGGTTGGGTGGGTGATGTTAAAACACAATTAAACTCAAACACAGTTGTTTCTGGTTCATCTCAAATTACTTTGACTGACACCGATAATACGGGATTTGATACTTCTTATGTTGGTGAAAATGCATCTTACTTATATTATACTGACGCAAGAGTATTAAGTAAAATAAATACTGAAGGTGTTCTTTCTGGTTCAACTTTCTCATCACCATCACAAGGTACTTTAAGAGCAACTATAAATGGTGTAGACTCTGATGTAGATTTAGGATTACAAAGTGGTGATAATGTAACCTTTACCGATGGTAACTTTACTGGTAATGTGGTAATTACTGGTAACTTAGATGTATTAGGTGATGCAGTAGAAATTCAAACTTCTGATTTAAGAATTGAAGATAAACTTATTACAGTTGCAAGTGGTTCAACAACTTCGGTAGCAGCAGATGGAGCAGGATTAGAAGTTGATGGAGCAGACAAATCCCTTAAATGGAATCACTCAACTCAACAATTTGTATTTGATGCAAAGGTAAGTTCATCGGTTGGATTCAAAGGAGAAGGTGGAGAACTTACTGGTATTGATACTGACCAAGTAACTGAAGCAGGAAATCTTTATTATACTGATACAAGAGTAAAAACAAAGTTAAATATTGAAGGAGTCCTTTCGGGTTCAGCACAAATCGCAACTGAAATTAGTGGAGCAGCGTTTA